AGTGATGGCGTTCGCCCGCGGGGAGCTAGAGCCGTTGTAGTGCAGCCGGAGTTGCAGTTCCGTATTGTCGGACGTTGGCTGATACAGGATCGTCACGGAGCGGTCGCCCTGCTCGTTAACGAGTGGCATAGGGCCAGAGCGATATTCGTACGCGATTGCATTGCCATCATCTGCCAGACCGGAGTGCTTCTTCCACGCCCCGCCAGCCGTGCCGTTGATCTGCTCGCGGCGGCCGTTGATGACCACGTTGCACGCGGAGGTGACGGCGGCTGGGTAGGTTTCCTCCCACCACGCCTTCGTCGCTACGCAAAAGCACAGGGCTCGCACGGGAAGCGAGTCGCCAGTGCGGCAATAGTAGAATCGGATCACCTTGGCGACCGTGTCCGCGTGGACATGGAAGGAAGCCGACTTGGAGAAGTCGATGATGCGGTCGCGCCAGTAGTTGTCCACCGGCACGGATATGGCGTCGACTTGGCTTCCGTCGTACGCATACATGCCCTGCGAGTCCACCAAGAACGCCACGCCGGACAAAATGCCCCAGCAACGGTTGTGCAGGACTCCGCGGTGCGCCGACAGCATGAAGGACGCATCCAGGATCGGCTGCGCGACGTAGGTCAGCTTGTAGAGATGGTTCTTCTGGGCGACCACCAGCTGCGGCCCCAGCGGGATGAGTGCGGTGATCTCGTCCTTCTCCGTCACGTTCTCCTGAAGCAGCAGCTCGTTTTCGGTCGGCACGCTCTCCGGCTCGTCAATCTCGGAGTACATGAGCGCGTTGGGCCGCGCGCCTATGGTGTCAACGGCATACCATGCGCGGTCCTGGAACATGCAGGCCACGGCGAAGTTGCCCGGCGGCACCCCGAACCGGCGGGCGTTGATCTGGCCGCTGGGCATTGTGACCGGCATGAGTCCGTAATCGGCACGCGCGGTGTCCGTCAGGTCGTCATCGGAAAATGAATCGGAATAGGATGTGGTCCCGATGGTCAGCCGAGCTACCCGGAAGAGAATCACTGACTGGTCGGCGGTCGTTCGCCACAGCTCAACGTGCGTCACCCGGGCGTCTAAGGCTGTGGCCGGAAGTGCCCACGTAAATGTTCCGGCCCCGGCCGCGCTATCGACCTCAACTAACTCCGAGATGGAAGACGGGATCGGCCCGCCCATGGACTCCTCTGTGCTGTCCGTAAATCGGATGCAGCACCTGTACTCCCCGGCCATAGACTTGGCCATTGTGGCCTGCGCCTTGGCCGTGGTGTCTGCGACTGCGCACGTTGGCGGCTTGGAGTACTGCCCGCCGCTGATGACGGTCACAGCACTGATGTTGCCGGTACTGTTAACGGTCGCCACGGCGGAGGCGCCGCGACCGCTGGCATCGTCCGTGGCCGCGGTAAATGTCAGCACCGGCGCAACCTTGAATCCCTGCCCGCTAGCCGAGACCGTCACGGCGTTCACCGCGTACTGCATCTGCACGCCCACCACGGCGCCCGTCCCGCCGCCACCGACAATGGTCGCCGTCACGCCGGTCGTTGTGGCTCCCGTCCCGCCCGACAGGATGCGGATGCCATCCACGCGGCCAAGCTGATCCACGTTCACCACCGCGGCCACGCCCGTCAGGCCCTGGCCCGTTGAGAACTGAATGGTCGGATTGGTGGTGGCGTTGGAGGTGTAGCCAGACCCGTGACTGGTGATGTCAACGCTAGCCACCTTCCCAGCCACACCGAGGCTGAAGGCAGCCGCGTTGGCCATGCCGCCAGACATGGTGACGGTTGGCGTTGTGAGATACCCGGCACCCGAGTCCTGCACGCGGACGGCGGTGACCCGACCGTTGAAGACCGTTGCCACGGCCGTGGCGGGGCGAGATGGTGTGCCGCCAGAAAATTGCACTTCGGGCGCCGAGCTATAGCCCACGCCGCTGTTGATGATCTGGACCGCCGTCACCCGGCCTGCACCAGTCGTTGAGGACGTTGTCGCAACGGGCCCAACACTCGGCGGATGAATCCCAAGCGGCACGCTGGTAGTGGCGTCAGGAGAAATGCGTATCCCCCTGCCCATGCCATCAACGCCGTAGAGCCAGTCCTTGCGATCCCGGAAGAAGCACATTGGCCTCACGGTCGAACCAGCAAAGGCGTAGGCCGTTCCGGCAGCCCCGGTTCCGCCGCCACCAGTGAAGGAGATGGTCTGGGCGGAAGTGTTCCCTGTCCCAGCGGAGATAATCGCTATGCCAGAGACGCGCGTGCCGGCCATGATGGCCACGCCAGTGCCGCTGCCAAAAGATACGGTTGGGGGCGCCGTGTAGCCGGATCCTCCGCTGACCAAGGTGACGGTATTGATGCCGCCAGTTGTTCGCGTGGTCAGGACGCTCAAGTCGGCCCTCCAGCTGAGAGAACTCTGCCGGCGGAGTCTTGGAACAGAACAATCTCTACGCCGCGAGACTGTCGGAAAGACGCGAGGATCGGCAGGGTTGCCGACTCGCTGGAGGCGAACGACACCGCGTTCATCCCCGGGCGCACTGTGAGCTGACCGGGGGTGAGTACTTGCAGGTTGACCTGGGTCACCGCAGCGCCTGGGGGCAGTGAGTACTGCCCGGCGTTAGTGGCAAGCCCGGCCCACTTCTCAATGATGATCATACGCCGCGGTCCACCTTGAGCGGGCTGCGCCACCCGCCGTCATGGTAAATCTGCCGACTGCGCCCCGAGAGCGGAGCCAGTTGGTCGCGTTCCAGGGCCATGCGGAGATCGCGCTGGTACATCTGGAGCGCCTTGTCTTCACCAGACTTCCGAATCCTGGCCAGGAAGTACTGGCACGCCGCATCCATAACCGCTCCCATATGAGGCGCGATGTCGATGGGGTCTGTGATGAGGTACTTCGCACTGCCGGCTATTGTGCCCGAGACCTGCGTCTCCAGGGCCGTGGAGCTGGTCACCGAGGTGATGATGGACTCCGAGGCATACGGAGTCAGAGACTCAATCGGCCCGGGGAAGTTAGTTGTGTCACCGACCCGGAGGACTGCGCCATCAAAGCCAGCAACGAACGTGGTAGCCCCAGACAGGGTGACGGTCGTTCCCGAGCGAGCAATGGTCCCAGCCCGGGAGTTCGCCTCATGGTCGGAGTACCGCAGCGACTTGGGCAGCCTGCGATAGGTGAAGTCGACCGTCTCGGTCTTGATCGGGTAGCCAATGAGCTTCATCACCCACTGGCCATTGAGTTGCAAGATCGTCCAGTTGTACGGAGCGCCCGTGGCTTTCCAAATCCGCCCCAGCTTCATCGCCTGATCTGGCGTAATGTAGAGACCGCTCCACCAGTTGTATTCCGAGGACGGCTCGTCCAGGTTCCTGAAGTCTGACGGCATCGGGTACAGCGTGCGATAGAACGTGTACGGCTGCGCTGTCAGGGTCTCCGGGAACGTGACTGCGGGATCTAGCGTCAGGACCGTGCTGGAGGTGCGCTCCGATACCGCGGCGATGCGCGTCCCAATGCGGACATGCCCGTAGACGGCCCATGTTGGCCAAGTGCCGCCGGTCAGGGTGAGCTGGTTGGTCGATGTGCTAAACGAGACCGTGCCCGTCGAATACGGCGGGTCCGTGATGACGCGGCCATGCACCTGATAGCAGGACCAGTCCCGCACCGAGGTGACCTCGTCGTACGCTTTGTGAATGGCAGACCGGATGTCCCGCTGCTCGGCGTCTTGTGGGCCGCCGAACGATGCGGTGATCAGAGATTCGATGAGGTCAAAGTAGGTTAGCATGCGTCACGGTATTTGGATAAGTCACACCGGCAGCGGCGGATCGGGCGGCAAGAGCGCCACCGCATCGGCCCACGGCATGACAACGACGCTCGCGTTCAGCACCGCCTTATCGGCCGCCGCCCACATGGCCTCCAGAAGCCCGCCTGGCCTTACCTCGGTCAGCACGTCCGCACAGAGCATCAGCCGCCCATCGGTCATCTGGCGCGGCACAGGGCGGCACTTGTCGCTCCCATGCTCGGCGTGAATCTCCGCGAGCCGCTGCGCCAACTGGACATCGAACACCAGCGCCCACTGCCGTGAGCCTTCGTAGGAGATCGGTAGCGCGAGGTCGCCGAGCGTCATGGGATGGCCGCTCCGATGGCGTTGTAAAGCGTCGTCACGCGCGAATCCAACAGAGACAGCGTCAGATTTTCGCCAATCGAATAAAAAGCCAGCCGCGCTGCGCTAAAGGATGAGGCACTTCCGTTCGTATTTGCGGCAAAAACGAAAATATTGTTGGCATTTGGAACAACCGACGCTGTTGAAAATGAATTGTTTGTTGATTTAGCGCGCCCCACAACAGCAGTGCTTGCCGAGCGGCTCACTCCTACAAAGTCATCTGACGTGTCAAGTGCAGAAACCCAACTATTAGAACTGCTATTCCTCGCGTTGAAGAAATATCCCAGCAAGGAGCCAGGGTAAAACAGTTGGACAGTGCGCAGAGTTCCGCCTGAGTCGTTAAACACTGCCATCCATGCAGGGAATACGTTGGAATTATTTCCGCTGTCCAGCGTGCTCCCAAACACAGAAGCATGGAAGGAGTTCTGCGGGTCGGCATTACCTGCGCGGTTGGTGTTTAGGTACTTATTGCTGGCGTTGCCAACCAGCCCCGTCTTTCGGTTGTAGTCGCCGGAAACAAAATTGACATTCGTCGGTGCCGTTCCGGCTAGCGGCGTCAACGCACCGGAAAGCGTCCTCGCCCCCATAAGGATGCAGGACGCTTTGATGGCAGACCAGATGCCGTCCGCCTTGCAGCCGACGACGAAGTCGGTGATGGCTTTTCGCACCGCTGGCTCCAGCGACTGCTGATCGGCGTCCTGGACGGCGGCGATATACCGCAGCGCGTCCGTGTCGCCGGAAAGGATCGGGCGAAGCAGTCTGGGGGACATTGGCATCGGCGTCAGCCCTTCAGGACGGCCGTCATGGCGCAGGTGGTGCCGCCGACGATGACGGGCACAACGTAGGGCATGGAGAAACACCCGTCCGGGA